AATCGCATTTAAGGTCAGATAATTGCCAGCAGGCTGCTTTTTATTGAGTGCATCAGTCACACTTTTCTGGCTCATAACATCTTTTGTTGACGTACCTGTCCCCTGAACCACACCACTTTTTGCCGCTTCTCCTAAACCAAGGTATTCGAGAAGAGCTGCGACAGATTTTCCTGACAAGGCAGTCAGCGTATTATCCAGCGGCTGCTTACCGGCCAGAGCATTCGTCATTGTGGTGGCAAAATTTGGATCGTTACCCAAAGCCGCCGCCAGTTCATTCAGTGTATCAAGCGCCTCGGGAGACGATGCAACCAGTGCAGCAAGTGCCGATTTCACAAATGCCGTTGTGGCAATCTGCGTATTATTAACGGTCTGCGGGGCAGTCGGAGCGGTAGGTGTGCCGGTTAATGCGGGACTGGCCAGAGGTGCATAGTCAGCAACAACCGTTTTGACGTGTGCAGTATTGGCCAGTTTGGTGCTGTTATCCGTTTTGACCACCGTCGGTGCCGCCGGATTTCCTGTAAACGTCGGGCTGGCTTTCGGCGCATACTGGGTATGCGGGTCAGCAGCCTTAATGTGTTCCGAAAGGTCTGAACTGCCTTTTTCAACCTGTTGTTTCAGGTATGAAGTACGGCTGGCCAGTTGTTTAGCCTGACGGTTAGAAATCCCGTCAGGCCCGCCCAGGACGGGGTCAGAGACCTCAATCTGGTAGATGCCGTCTTCCCACTGCGGGGTTTCGGGTAGGTTTGCCATAATTAACTGCTCCCGTGGTTATAGCTGCCGTCATAGTTGACGGTATTGTTGTAGCGGATAGCGACAGACTGATACTCCAGGCTCGCCAGATGGCAGCGGGCCGGTGCAAAAGCAGAGAGGGTTTTGCGTAACAGCGCCGCCTGATCGTTAGTAATGGGCTGCTGAAGGATGACGCGGTAAACCGCCCATGATTCCGCATCACCGTGGACGAAAAGACCGTTGTAACGGTGTTTGCCGTCGTAGCTGATCTGGCCGGTGCCTTCAATCAGATCCACCTCACCGAAGCCGAAACGGCGGATAATTTCCCGGATTGACCACGGCGTCCCTTTGTAGCGGTGCAGCTCGATGGCGGATTTGATAAGCATGCGGCGTACATCGTCAGATTCCGCCAGCTCCCAGCCATCGCCGAACAGCGAGAACTGCTCACCCAGCCACGGCAGTGCGGAGCTGTCGACAATATCAACCAGGCAGACCATCAGTACGCTCAGATCGATGTTATCCAGCCGCCCGGCCAGTCTTCCCAGCGTTCTGAGGCTGACATCACCCTCAAGCGGCGGCGGGAGTTGCAGCCGTTCAGCCATCGGTCACCCCGGTCATGTTCAGCGTAACTGCAGTGCAGTTTGCCCATTCATTTTCGGCCACCACCCGCAGCGCCGGTGTCACCAGTTCGACCTGGTACACTCCGGCAACCGACAGCACGCTGATAATCTGGCTGGGAACGATATCACGGCCCAAAGTCGCGGTTCGGGATGCCACCCAGCGCTGTATGGCGCTTTCAGCAGACGCCTTCACTGAGTTGGCGTCCCCGTCACGGTAGATCGTGATGTTAGCTTCAATGGCATAATCAACCTGAACAGGTGCTTTAGCCCGCACGGTATCAGTGAGCGGTCTGACTTTCTCATCTGAGCAAAAGCTCTCAACCAGAGTGAGGATACTGTCGTCCGGCAGGCCGGTACTGAGCAGCGGATACAGTTCCACAGTGCCCGGAACCGGAGAAAGAACAGCAACGTCAAGGATATTGGGATGAGCCTGCATGGCATGAAAGCGGTATGCCATACGGCTTCCGGCATTCGTGAATGACTCCGGTGCCAGCCTGATACGTTCGCGGAGCCTGTCATTATCTTCCTGCTCTGAACCACCGGCGCTGACCGACGGGTTAGTCACCTGCAGGTCGGTGTTGCCAATCTCATCAAGCAACTGACTGATCTGCGCCGGTTGCCAGCCGTTTCCGGCAACTCCGGGCTCAGTGCAGGTAGCGGTGACATTGACCAGCAGCAATCCAGCCTTCAGCACCACATCAGAATCGGTAGCGAAAATAACGCTGTCGGACGCGCTGACGCGGGTACCCGCCGGAATCAGCACATCAGTATCCTGTGCTGACTCCACAGAGAACCGCAGTGTGGTGCTGGCGGGTTGGGCGGCAAGACGATACACACCGACCAGTTCCCCGAGGTAATCAATCATCGGCTCACGGGCAAAAGCAACCAGATTTTGTTTGGCTGCCTCCTGTACTGCTACCCGGAGCAGCATTTCCCGGTATGCCCACAGGTCAATCAGCAGGCGCTCAGCTTGTGCGGGATACAGTGTTTTGCCGGTTGCGGTCTCGTACTGTGCAATCATTTCTGCCGTGATTTTACCGGCATCGCGTTCGATAAAATCGGGTTCTGTCAGCGCCATGGCAGCTCCTGAGTTAAGATTTGTCCGTCAGAGCTTTTCCAGCTCACCCGGAGCGTAAGATGTTCGCCGTCAACGGCAGGTTTGACCGTTATCAGCTGACAACGCGGTTCCCAGCGGCGTATGGCATCGACAGACTCCCGCACTACATGCGGGATTGCTCTGTCGACAGGCCAGTCAATGTAACGGTGCAGATTACTGCCGAACTCCGGGCGGTGCGGATCACTGCCACGGGGAGTACGCAGGATTATTTGAATGGCCTGCCGGATATCATCGGCTCCCCGGACGATTTCGCCGGGAGCCTGCAGGGCTGGTTGCCAGAATACAGAGGTCGTTTTCATTGGGGCAGTATTGCCCCTGTGAGCCGTTGCTGATATTAAAGGCGTTTAAGAAGGTTCAGTGGGAGTGGTGGTTGGAGTTATTTCCGTCAGACAGCATATCGCCGGTTGAATGGGCATTTCCGATAATTTCAAGATTACCGTCGATTACCGCAGCATTACCAACACCTCCGGAGCCAGCCATCCCGCCACGGTAGGTGAGTTTTCCTTTGACCAGCAGATTACCTGTTACTTCGGTTTCTTCCGCGTCAATTGTCGCTTTTGGTACTTTTACCACCGCAGATGCGCTGCATTCAATTATTATATGTTCGATACCACCACGGATAATCAGTGTGTGTGAGTCCCGGTTGTAGCTGAACTCAGCTCCGTCTGCGTATTTTGTACCGCGAACATTTTTATCGCTGAACGGGGGTTTGTCGACACCGGAATATACCGCACCGAGAATCACGCCATCCTCGCCGTTAGCATCCAGCAACACTTCCACCTGTTCACCCACATCCGGAAGCCAGTAGTCCTTGTTGTTCTGTGTATTGCGCTGCAGCACATTAAGCCAGTTAGTGCGCATATTGTCACACTCAGGCAGACGGACTCTGGCCTGAACCCTGTCGGCATCGACAGCGCTGACTGTACCGACCTGACGGGTGACATTTGTCATTATTTTTTCTCCTTAATTACTGTTGATGTGCTGCCATCCGCCTTGTAGACAGTCAACGTCTGGTTTTTTCCGGATTTCCGGCCTTTCTTTGCCTTACCCTGCGTCTCCGGCCCCCTGGCCACGTCGATTTCTGTGGTATATCCGCTGTTACGATCAAATGCATGCCGGGCAGTGGTTATCAGCCATTGTCCGGATAATCTGCCGAATCCCGTCAGTTCAATTTTATTCCCCGCTGTGAGCCGGGGTGTCCCCATCAGCGTCAGGGAGCCACTCTGCTGATATTCGTTGTGTCCGGCCAGTGCTGAATCCGCCTTAATCCTGGCGCTGTCAGGGTCGCTGACCCGGCTGTTAACCTTCAGAGAGTCGGCACTGGTGGTTTTGCCGCCTTTGACCTGTTTGTCGCTTTCACTGGTACCGCCGTCAGCTTCGTAGACGATAAGCTTTTTATCGCTGCTTTTCTGGTGTTTTACCTTCGCGGATTTATAGACCCTGTTGATGGTGTCACGCAGGGAAAAACCGGCCACATCCTGCGGCTTTAACTGCCTGACCGGATCCTGACTCCGCAGCGTGGCCAGATGGGAAAACACCAGCTGGTCGCTGACAACTTTCACGGCATAACCATATTCACCGGCCAGTCTGCGCAAGAACCCCACATCTGTTTCGGCATACTGGGTTATCCGGTCTATTTTGATGTCCTCAATACTGCCGACCAGTTTCAGCTGATGCTTTTTGGCAATACGTCCGGCGATGGCTGCCAGCGTGGTGTTTTCGAAACCGCGACTGGATTTTGTCCGCAGTGCGTGATTAACAGAAGTGGCCACTCCCCTGACAGAGACAACAGACGGCGGCGAGCTGACCTCAATTTCATCTATCGAGAAGGTACCGCATGACAGCAGTTTTTCTCCTGTGTAACCCATTTTCAGTGTCAGCGTATCGCCTTTGCCCGGATACCATTTATCCAGCCAGCGGCCATCGGTATCATCCAGCTCCAGTTCAATAGTGTCAGACTCACTTTTAATGTTATCGCTGTATGTCACACGGGTGACATAAGGTGTGATATCGCTGGTGATATTCTTCTGCAGATACCACAAAGTAAACACCGGGCTCAGTACATCACTGACGCCGGTTAACTCTGGTGCAGCCTGCGGGATGCTGTTTACCTCAGCCATGGGGCTATATCCTCTTCTGTGGCGGTATCTTCTGCCTCAATAACCGGTATCAGTAATAACAGACCTGAAGGAAGAACTGACGTGATGGCCACATGCGGATTGGCAGCAATAATCCGGGAATAGCCCAGCGGATCACCATAGTAGTGCCATGCAAGGGAATCCCATCGTTCCCCGTCACGGGTGATATGTTCAAGAAACATCACACACTCCTGGTCATAATTTTGGCGGCCATTTTACTTAATGCCGGGGACATGCGGGTGAATGTGGTACCGGCAGAATCCAGCTGACCGGAAACAGCATCCAGTGCTGCGGCTATATTGCTGCTGTCCGCCCCGCTGAGCGAGGAGTGAGCCTGCTGTACATACGTGACCGCATCACTGGTAGCTCTGGCCAGGCTGACGGCATCAGGCATGTACTCTGAAAGCGCATCAAAAGCAGGGAAACTTTTCCCGAGAGCCCCTGACACATCACCCAGACCGTTCATCAGTCCGGGGACGCGGCTCAGCGCAACAACAGGGTTATCTTTCATTTTTTGTGCTATCCGGACAGCACTGATGGTTGTCCGGAGAACAGACTGAGCCTGTTTTGCATAGCTGACGCCGTCGCGGACGAATTGTGCGATACCGGATGGTGACGGAACAGCATTCGTTACGGCTCCGGCATCCGGTACCGGCGATTTGACAGCCGGGGGCTTCAGCGGTTTTTTGGGGTCGCCGGTATACTCACGCAATGATACTGATGCATTCAGTGCCAGCACATTACCTGTACTGTCAGTCTGTTCGCTGATTGCTGATATATCGGTAATAACAAACCAGCCACGGTAGTCACCGTTTCCGAAGACCAGTGCCAGCGCCTGATGAGCTTTCATCGCTGTTCTGAGACGGGCCAGTTCAGTATCCGGCTCACAATAATGCTGATGAAAGACCAGACTGATCATAATTTCGTCGAGTTTATCACCGATGAACTGAAGGCCGGGTTTCCCTTCGATGCGGGGATGCTCTGCATAGTCGGTACCGAACGTTGCCTCAAAGCCGTCCCAGTAAGTAATCAGCTCAAACTCAATATCACCTAATACCGCAAACATCAGCTGTAACTCCTCCGTTGCTGCCGGGCTGTCAGCCGCTCCAGCATTTTCTCCAGTTCGTGCAGACTCAGATTCAGCGCACTGGTGATCCCTCCGGATGCCGTAGTCTCTTTACCATTGAGGTAAATCTGCGGACTGAAGACAACCTGAATACCGGAGGAATCGCTGCCACGACCGGCACCGCGTCCGGTATAACCGGCTGCCATAATTTCCGGAGAGGGAGTATACGGAACGTCGGGGATCATCTCCTCTGCCAGCTGCTTACCGGCATTTGCGGCAAGGGGGGTTGTCCGGTTCAGACCGATAGCGGCACCCTGGGCAATATTGTCACCGAAGCCCATAAACACACGGCTCGGGGAATTAATACCCAGGGTTTCTTTGAACCAGGAAGATATAGAACTGCCGAAACTGACAATTGTTTCTTTTGCTGCTGTCAGCTTGTTACCGATACCGTCAACCAGACCGGTAATCAGATTGCCGCCGAATTCTGTAAAGCTTTTCGGCATATCGATACCAAACCACGACATTACACCGGCGAAGGCTTTATGGAACAGTCCCAGCGGCGACCAGTCCACGATGAGCTTACCGACCCCCTCGATACCACCGTTAAACGCCGTTTTAATTTCTGCCCATATGCCGGAAAACCAGCCGGTGACGCCACTCCAGACGGATACAATACTGCTCCATGCTTTACTGAAGGCGTTGGTGACCTGTGCCCATAACCGTTTAAAGAAAGCGGATACCGGCCCCCAGTAGCGGTAAAGCAGATAAGCTGCAGCCGCAATTCCGGCAACGATCAGACCGATGGGGTTCATCAGCAGCGCACGCCCGATCCAAAGTACAGCCCGTCCGGCGAGATTAAGCCCGCGAAGTAATCCTCCGGCCAGCACTTTGCCGAGACTTCCGGCACTTTTTGCGACAGAACCAAAACCGGTTGCCAGCGAGCGAAGCTTACCGCCTTCCCCGAATGCAAGTGTCAGACGAAGCCAGTTTGCCCGCAGAAGAGTAATATTCTTCCAGACATTCACGAAGGGTGATAACAGTAGGTTCAGTCCGAGCTTAAGTCCGATGGTCGCTATTTTAAAAGCCAGTAAAGCACTAACCACTTTTACCGCACCGCTAACCAGTTGTGGATTGGCGGCAATCCATTTACCGGCACTGTCCAGTAAAGGCATGAATGTCTCTCCCAGCTGAATTAATGCTGGCTTTAATGATTCACCGATACTGATGGCTGCATCATTAAAACCGACTTGTGTTCTGCGCCAGCGCGCCTCGAGCGTATCATTTTGCTTTAGAAAATCGACACTCAACGTGTTTTGTGCCGCAGGGCTATTCATTTCCTGCTTGTTCGACTGGTACTTATCCCAACCCTGTCGCATTGAAAGTAAATGGTTGACTGTCTGAATATCAGTGAAGACTTCCGCAAGTCCGAAGGACTCCATCAGTTTCTGCTGGCTCTCTTGATCACCTGAGTTTTTTGCCGCATTCCACTGCTGTAAAAACGCCTTACCTTTACTGTCGATAAATCGGTTGGCTATCATCAGGGAGGCTTCATACTGAGAAAAACCCTGAGCTACATGGTCTTGCATTGACGCCTGGTAATCAATTCCGGCTTTGGCATATTTCTGGATGGTATCTCCCCGCCCCATGGCTGCCAGCCAGTTTGACATATTAGTGACAGCTTCCTCTGCAGAACCACTGCCTTTGCCGACTTCCAGACTGGCAACAATCTGCGTAACCGCATCTTTTCCGTAAATTCCCCTGGCAGCAAACGCTTTAGTAAGACCAGGCAATGCTTTTGCCATATCTCTCAGTTCAAACGAGCCCAGTTTAGCCCCGGTTGCAGCCATACCAAATGCCTGCTCCAGCTCTTTTGCATCGGTAATTCTGAGAGCATCACTGAAGGCGTAAGTCATTTTTGCCAGGTCAGTCATATCCGCCTTAGTCGCTGTTGCTGTCTTACCCAGCAAATCAGCAAACTTTGCAGCTTGTTCCGGAGCCATACCATCAGCGACAAGCTGACCGACGCCGTCAAGAAGGGATTCCTGCAATTGATTAACTTTTAGTGACGCCTGACGGATAGCGATACCAATAGCCTGTTCCTGTTTTGCGTCCAGGTCACCTGTGACACTGATATCCCGAAGCTGTGATTCAAACGATGAATATTGCTTGACTGATGCCATGACCGGCGTCCCCAGAGTTCTGGCAACAGCATAGGTCTCTGCCCCCTGGCCATAGAGTGCCATGCGGTTGGATTTCAGTGCATCACTGGTGGCCGATGCCGCTGACAGACGGCGCTGCTGACGCTCAATCTGCTCCATAGTGCGGCCCACACGCAGCAGCTCACGGTTCAGTTGTTGCATTCTGCTGCCACCCAGCTGACCATAGCGTTCCGTTGCGCGGGTTAAGGCGTTCTGCCGTTCCTGCAGGCGGCGGGATGTATCACCCAGAGAGTCAAGGGCACGCCGGGTACCACTGACGGCAGAACGAAAACTGCTGCCGATAAGTCCGCCGATGACCACACCGATTGAAAAATTACTGGCCACTGTGAGCCCTCTGATTACGTAATAAAGGAAAATAAAGGAGGAAAAGGTCTCAGGTAAAACAGCCGCCTGATGCGGCTGTCCGGGTTATGTTTTGTTGCCGTACTCGCTTTTGATTTGCTCTTCCGCCTGTTCCAGCCACATTTCCAGATCATCAGTATCGAGGGAATCAATCTCCCCCGGTTGAAACCTGAACCACCTCGCCAGCAGCCCCTGCGCCTGTTTCAGTGCTTTCGGTGCTCTTGCCCAGCCCAGTGACCTGCTGAAATCGTTTCTGCAGCTCCATATAATCAGCAAGATCCATCTTATCGAGGTCTTCCGGCAGCATGCCGGTACTGCGGGCAATCAGCGGTTCATCCCAGTCAGCGGGGTCTTTACTGGTTTTACGTGCCTGCTTCAGGTCTCTGACGGTGAGACGTTTCAGCTCAACCTGGTCAATTCGGTTACCTGCCGCTGTCGTGAACGGATAGGACAGCGGAAAAATATTGGATTTGATATCTGACATGTTTATGCTCCTGTGTGATTTCAGGGCAGTATGTCCGGTGAAGAGCGTGACGGATATTAAAGGAGGTTAAGAAGAAAGGGGCCGGAGCCCCTGTGATATCAGTGAGTGCGAAAACCCTTGCAGTGGCGCAGAAAAGTAATGAGGAGAACTTTGCCTTCGTCTTTACGGATGCCGCTGAACCAGTGGTCAGGAGGCTCCCATGCCTCAATCAGGTCAGCCAGCTTCCGGGCTTTGGAGCGGGTACAGTCAATCGGGTCATTAGTTTTCCGGGTATTAAAGAGATTTCCGACTCCCGGAATATCCAGAATAGTGAACCAGGTACTATTGCTCATACCGATACCGCTGCACTTTCCGCCTTTATCTTCAATCGCAACAGTCACCGTCAGCCCCCGATGTTGATACGGTAGTCAGTCAGCTGGTCAACACCACCGACGCGGAAGATATTGGCCAGGTAATCCAGCTCCAGCAGCTCTTCACCATCCAGTACCTGCTTGATGTACGTGCAGGTGAAGCTGCTGGAGAACTCGGCGTTCTCGTGCTGTTTGAACGTCCCCAGCGGGTTCTTCTTGAACATGATCGTCAGGAAGGTGACCAGTGGGATTTCGTCAATCAGCCCCTGCGAACTGTAGCGCTGGACGCTGGAACGGCACTGCAGCGCCAGCGACTTATACGGGTTCGCGGCAGACAGCATCGCGTCGCGGTAAAAACTGTTCCACTTGATCTCGCCCTCCAGCTTGTCGAAGCCTGCCGGGAGTTCCACCTTGCCCACCATCCCCAGCGCTTTGTGCTCCTGCATGGTCATGGACACATCAGGAAGCTTGACCTCCTCGGCCCGGCCCAGCAGGTTGGCACCATCCAGGTAGATATTGGCATTCGTGATGCGGTTGATTTCGATCTTTGCCATCAGCTGTTTCCTTTCAGGGTTAACAGGTATTCCGAGGTGATCTCGGTCTCAAACGTCAGTCGCTCCAGCGGTGGCGGCGGCGTGTATTTATAGCTGAGCAGCAGGTGTCCTGCGGCCAGCTCAGTCTCTTCGTTTCGGGCAGGATCAAACCAGCAGCGGAAGCCCAGCAGCGCACCGTCACCAATCATCTTGCGACCGTAGGCGTTGACCGACTCCGTCAGCGCATCAATCACCGCCTGGGTAATCGGCATGTCGATGTACTGCTGGCTGAAGTAGCGCAGGGACTCGTTGATCACATCACCGGTACGGCGGACGTTCTCAAAATTTCGCATATGCGTCACCGTTGGCCATGCTGCTGTCCGGTTGCCCCACAGACGCAGGCCGCTGCCGTAGCTGCTGAAGACCGTGGTGATACCCTGTTCGTTGAGCAGGTTCACCTCGCTCTGCGGGTCGTCAATCATGGCCGACAGCTGGCGCTCTACGCCGGTAATGCCCAGAATCTCCTGATTGGAGGACGACCACCAGTAGCCTTTATCCAGGTCGACTTTGGCACGCAAACCTGCAGCACGCTGGCTCAGCGGCTCCAGTCGCTCACTGTTGGTGACCGCGTCGTACACCTTGACGTGCGGATAGCACAGGCGGACACGGTCTGAGCTGGTGTTAAAGTTAATGGTACCTTCCGGGCCACGCCCCGACAGAGCCTGCGCAAAGGTGGTTCCGACCGGCGCATCGATGTAGGTCACCGCACCCAGCTTTTCAGCCATGGCGATAAGCTCAACCGAGACGCTGTTCTGGGTACAAAATACCGGAGTGATCAGGATTTTGGCGAAGTAGCCGAAGAGGTTGAAGCTGTCGGTAAGCAGCTTCATCCCGGTACGATTACCTGCAGCGTTGACTGCCCCGATGATATCAGCCGGGGTGACTTTGGTCGGGTCAGCATAGTTATAGCTGGCCTTCACTGTTGCATCTGCAGCAATGCTCTTACCAAGGTTAGTTATGACCCCGGTTTGCGCATCAAGCGAGTAGTCCCGGCCTTCTACGTAAGGCTGGCCATCGCTGTCCGGTTTAAGCACCAGCTGTGCGACCACCGGGTTAGCCAGTTGCGCCTTGCCCGTAGCCTTGTCGAACGCCACATCCTCATCGGCCACAGCGGTTTTATGCACCGCCGGGTCAAGAACGTTAATGACCAGAACAGTACCGGTTCCGTGGTCGTAAATCGCATCCAGTGCCTGCGGAATGGTAAAGCCGGTGAGCTGGCTGCCGAATGCTGCTGCATCTTTCTCAGACAGGCACTGCACCAGCGTATTGACGCTCCCCGCCGGGGCGGTTCCAATCAGGCCGATGACGGCAGACTTCACCGTTTTTACCGGGCGGGCACCGTTTTCCACCTCAATGGTTTCGACGCCATGCAGATAGTTAGCTGCCATGGGAGTCCTCCGTTTTCACATCGTTGTCGCCGCCGTTCCTGCGCTTTGGTGACTGCACAGCCGGTGTTCCGGCGGGTTTAGTCTCTTCAGATACCGGCGTCAGATGCTTCAGCGCCACCAGTACCTTCACATAGTCATGTCCCTCCGGCAGGGAAACATTCTTCCCCGGCCAGAGCAGGATTTCAGTTCCGTCCGACAGCGTGACGCCGCTGGCCGGGCCGGAATAGCGGTATTCTTTCATCACTCGCGTTCCTCATAGTTCACTTCGGTTAACAGCGGGCCGGACGGTAAATCGCTGTCTTCGATAAAGACGCTTTCGGTTGCGAAATCGAGAGCGTACTGCCACAGCCCCCTGACCTCACCGATAAACACTTCACGGGTCAGCCAGATACGACGGCGGCAGTTCGGCGGGGTGTAGCCACCGAGGATGCGCCGGACTGCATCCAGAACGTCAATCGCCCCTCTTTTACCGTTGAGCTGGCGGAAGACCACTGTGACGCAGAGCTGGATAGTCTGAGGCTGGACCACCGCACCAATATCATCGGGTTTGTCGAAGCGCGAACCGGCATAGCTCAGCAGCAACGCCCCGACAGGATGATTCAGACGGTATTCAGCCGGTTTCTCCGGGAAGTACTCCACCTGCAGCTGCGGCAGCTTCTCGCGTAACCGGGCCAGTACCGCATCAAGGACGGGCAGAACGTTCATCAGTATTTCTCCAGTAAGCCGTCGCGCCCGCCAAAGGTGGGGCGGCGTGCCCGTGCCCGGATTTCACCGGACTCAGGTACGTCTTTTTGAGTGGACTGCAGCCCCAGCGTCAGTTTCCCGTCGCGGATGGCCTCAAGCTGACGCCGGGCCTCTTTGTGGTCATCCTTCACCGTGTCCGGGACTGCGCCTTCCGGACGGCGGGTGTAGAGCCGGTAACGCACCAACGTGATGGCAATGTCCCGCAGAACGGTCGGTATCTCCGCCAGCGGCAGGCTATAGCGCCCGCGCAGATGGGCATCAATCAGCTCACCGGCATAGCGGATGCAGCTGTCCGCCACCTCTGTCTTCACCGTCGCAGGCGAGTCGAAATCCAGCTCCTCGTTGGTGAGCTGGATAAGCGTCCGCTCCGGCACCTGCTCAAGCAAATCCGCCAGAGTGCAGTACATGTCACACCCCGCGCAGGATGCGGATAACATCACCTTCCGCCAGTGCTTCATCCAGTGCAATACCGGCTGAAATACCTGCCGGGGTGTCGCCTGATGCGGCAGTCTGCGGAACCGCACAGGCATTTGCATCGGACTGGATGCGCTGCCCCCGGGTAATCGCGGCACCCGCCTCAACGGCAATAATGCCCAGAACGCTGACCGGCGTTAAATCACCGGCAGCGGCATCCACCTCAGCCACGCCGAGCACGACGGCACCGGCCTGACAGGGCGCGTTATCGGCACCGACAAAGCGCTGTTGCGTCAGCGCCGCGCTGGCCGTCACGGTAGTGGTCAGAATGACCTGCTGAGTTGTACCCATGACCGTCTCCTTATTTCACGATGTTGGTGACGAGATACCCGGCATCGCCACCGACCACGGCGACTTTGTAGATATCGGTATAACGGCAGTACTTCACCTTGCCGCCCACGCCGTCATATTTGTCCGCCACTGGCATCCCTTTCCGGCGCAGGGTGTAACCGAATGACGGCTCATTTTCGTCGGCGCTGTCGGTGCCGGGCTGGGGTTTTCCAACGTAATGCAGCATCAGATTGTCGCCCCAGATATCCGCCGGGACTTTGTCCTTGTTCTGCGCGTCTTTCATGGAGGTCATGGAGACCGGCTCGCCGACCACCACATCTTCCAGCTGGAAAAGGTCTTTCAGAATTTCGATGGTGATACGCTTGCGCTCGTTAGCACCAATCGCTGCCTGAATTGCCGGGTGGAACTTCAGCAGCGACATGACGCTGGCCCCCATGGTCATCAGGTTCGGACGCAGACCGGTTGCATTACGCACGGCCTCAATACCGCCTTCAATAATGCCAATCGGATCGCCTTTACCACCGGCCCAGCGGTCACCTGCAACCAGTGCTTTAACGTTAGCTGAGCGATAGACGTTTTTGTCCTGGGCCAGACGGGCCGCATAGAGTTCGCGCTTGAGGTTGACGCCGCTCGTCACACGGCGAATGGCCTTGGCCTCTTCGTTGAACATCGACTCAGCCTGCTCGCGGTAGTCCACAGGTGCGGCCAGATCGTGCTCGTTAAGAACCAGATCCAGTTTGCCGGTTTTCTCACGCACCAGAATGTTACTGTCAGCCCCCACCGCACGCTCGGTGTCGTACTCCACAAAAGCCGATTTACCGAAGGTCGGTACGGTCACTCCTTCTTTATCGGTCAGAACGACGGGGAAAATACGTTCGCCGATGAACGCAGCATTTTTATAACCGCGTGCGATGCTGGTCAGCACCGGGTCAACGACGCGCTTACCCTTTAAATAATCAGACATGCTCTCTCCTTAATCACAGGCAGCGTGAGACAGCAGCGTCATAGCTGATGCCTTCTTTTTTAGACAGTTCCAGCGCTTTCTGATGCAGCGCCAGACGTTCCGGATCAGCCTCAGCAAACTCCGCTGAAGTCGTTCCGGTATCCGTGCTCACACGGTCTTTGGTCGCGTGCTCACTGAAGCTCAGTACCGGTTCAGTGCTGTCCAGCAGCGTCTTAAACGCTGTGGCCAGCGGGGTACGGGTGTCGCCCTCGGCAAACTCAACCGGCTTATCGCCTGCAGAGACTGCGTCCAGGATGGCCACAACAACGGACTTCGCTTTGGGGGCCAGTCGGCCATCCCCCACCAGTTTCTCGGCAAAGGCCACATTATCGGCATGTAATTTGTCCTGTTTCGCTTTGACGTCCTGCTCTGTACGTGCCGCCGCTTCAGCTTTCAGGCGTGTGTTTTCAGCCTGAAGCGCTTTGATTTCTTCATCAGTCATGATGCTGTTCTCTTGTTGAGGGTTGGGATTGTGTTCACTGAATTCCGGCCCGGACTTCCCGGTGTCGCGGTAAGCCTCTTCGCGCAGGGAGTCCACCTGCCAGGAAGGAAGAACCTTGTCTGTCGCATCCAGCCCGAACTGAGCAATCAGGAAATCACGTAACCGGCCCCATAAAGACGCATTGGTGATATCCCCCCAGTCGGCAAACTCCACGACACCTTCTTCTTTCTCACCAAACGAGACCTGTTTCAGCCCCTTAACGGAAGGCGGCTGTGCCCCGAGAAAACCGACATGACGCAGGTAAAGTGTGCCGGGTTTCGGGTTGCTCGGTGAATCCGGAAGATAAAATGAAGCAGAGACTTTTTTGAAACGTCCGTTGCCCACCAGTTCGGCAAACTGCGGGTCGAGCTGATCAGGCTCAGCCAGCAGATCACCGCCGTTAAGCGACAGGGATTTCACCCAGCCCCACGCCGGGTCTTCCGTTTTTGGGTGACCAATAACGAGCGGTGCTTCATGGACGGACGGGTCATAGGCTTTCACGCAGGCGGCAAGATCGCTTTGCGTGAACGGCAGTTTTGTGCCGTGCATATCGGTATGAGTACCGGCTTTGAAAATGTGAATGGCTGGCATTTTGCTGTCCCGCGTTAAGTTGTCGGAGACAGTCTGCGGAAAAAGGACAGGAAGCGCTTTTAATCTGGTTTAGAAAAAGTGAGGGGGCAGAGCGGAAAATGTCACTGACGGATAAGCCAGGGTATAAAGCGGCGGCTGTAAAGCCTTTATAAAGGTAATACAGCCCCGCAATGCCCGGTAATGATAAATCATCCGCCCTGATGGTCAGGAGTCAGCGACGGGCCGCAGATTCAAGATGACGCACAATCGTATCGAGGATGGGCATAACCACATCAGACTGCAGCTCACCGTCCCCCGTCAGCGGCAGGAACGGTCGGGCCGGAAGCTCAACGGACTCATTGCGCCCCGTTTTGCCACCGAACTGATGAACCGGCCCGTAAACGACATTAGTGCCAACCGCTGCCTGCCTGTCGTCATGGTCTGTTGATACTGAGCCCATCAGTCGTCCGGTGAGCTGCAGTGTCTGACCATCACGATCCTGTGCTGCAAGGGACGGCATCCAGCCCGGACGGCCCTCATCCAGAAAGTTAAACTGCGTTTCCGTCAGCAGGGTTCCGGCGATTTTACGCATCGCGGGTTCCAGGTCTGTGGCAGCTGAATCCAGCGCACGCAGACTCCGGCGGAGGGACTCATCGTTAATAGTGATATTGACCAGATTATCAGAAGCCATCGTTATCCTCTCAGTTCCCGCTGTGCCAGCGGTTGCAGTGTGCCCTGATAACGGGCAAGGTCAGGACGGTAGGCCGCACCCGGCGCATAAGACCACCCGGCATCGGTGGCTACTTTAGTTGTGCCGGTGCTGAAGGTGGCTACCTGCCGCATCTCGCCGGTTTTCTCTGAGACCAGCTTCAGTTCCCGGCCCATAGCGGAGCCGGAATCCACTACCTTCAGGCCACGGGCCCGCACATCTGCGGCACTCAGGGCAATCACACCACAACGACAGCGCCAGCCGTTCGGCGGGTAGAATGCCTGCCAGAACGGATCATCATAACGCAGCACCAGACCATGCAGAACCAGATGGCTTCTGCGGGTATGGCTGTCGCTGATACCGGTATACATCCAGTACGGCCTATCGTCAGTGTTTTCCATCTGCTCAGCCCAGCGACCGGCACTGTATAGCACCGACATGTTGGTGCGAAAGATGGTGTCGAGCCGCCACGGGCTGCCCTGCATGATGGTGACCGGTTCACCCGTTACCGGGTCGGTGGTGTCACGCGGCCCCCACCATCCCCTGCGCTGCAGTTCCGGCTCCAGCTCCTTTCTGAACCAGTGGTCTGTCTTCCCATCGTCCAGCGCCTTCTGCAGGGCACTCCGGATATCCTCCAGAATATCGAGACGAGTTACTTTCGCCACGGTGAACGCACGGGCATGGGCATCCTGCCACATGTCCTCCCAGTCCCAGGTGATTTTATACCCTTTGGATTTCAGGTAACTGACAGCCCGCTTCGGGGGAAGCGTCATGCAGTACGCCAGTTCAGCTGTTGTCACGCTCATGCAGACGCCCCCAGAGTGTTGCAACAAACATAATCCGCGCCAGCCGTTCCTGCAGGTCTTCAGCCTTCATCTGCGGGTACAGTTCAGCCAGCTCCCCCAGCAGTTCAGACGGATTTACACCACCCTCAACCCGCTTAAACAACGGAGCCAGTACGGGTTCCAGCGTACCGTTTAACGAACCTCCGTTCATCAGAATATCCAGTGCATCATCCAGTGCCTGCTGTGCCTGAACATCGGCATCAACCGCCTCGGCAAATGACAACGGCAGCATAGCGTTCTTCTGCCGTTCTGACGGTGGCGTCTCATCAATATCGCCGTCCTGCAGCTGGTATTCCCGTTTAAAGTATTGCGGGGTGAAGACCACACCGGTGCGGCTGAGTTTCTCGTCGCGGGTCGCCCGGGTATCGTCGACCGTTTCCTGCTCCCACATCTTCCAGACGGGACTGGCCACATCGCCAAAGTTTTGTGATACCACCATCCTGATAGCCTGATTCACTGCGCTTTCCACAATATCGGCATCAGCGTCCCTGATATCGTCAGTCACCTCCAGACCAACCATTGCTGATGCCCGGTTACTGTTGGCCTCGGTGGTCTGGTTCTGTCCCAGCAGGGCGATGGAGATTTCACTGCGGGCCAGCGTTATCAGGTTCTGATAAATATCACTGCTGTCGGCCTTACCTGCGGCCTCCTTGATTTCAATGGACGAATCGTCAGGGATCGCGGCCACCGCGTCTTCCACCATTGCTTCCATGGAATCCAGCAGCAGGTCAATCTCGCCCTGTGCTGTACCGCGCGGATGCCTGCCGATGACCCACGGTGAACCGTATTTCTCGGCGAAGCGCACCCAGAACTTCATACCGCCTTTTTTAAAGGTCACGGGCCAGAAACACATCGACAGATCAGGGAAGCCATACGGGTTGTCGTAGGTCGCATCCTGACGCGGTACCACGAACTTGTTCGGCGGTACAGCTTCACCTTCCAGCCCTGAGTCTCTGGCGCGAAAGCGCAGCAGGTTGTCGTTGTCGAACTGAAACCACTCAGGCGGCTTACCCACGATATCGGTGATGGCCCAGGATTTCACAGAGCGTCCCCACATGATCTCACAGGGCTGATACCCGTAGAGAACAGCGTCAGTCATCTCACCGATGATGCGGGACAGATCCAGATCGTCCAGCATATCCCGGATGAAACTGAACACCTGTTCCAGGGCATGGCCGCGTTCAAGGCCGCGCTCCAGTGATTTGACCGCCGCCTTGCGCCTGCGGATACAGCCGCCGACCAGCGGGTCGGTACGCAGCTCACGGTAGATGCGGATATCCCGGCCCTGGGATTTCAGAATGGGATCGGGGTTGGGCAGATACATTCCCAGCCCGAAGAAGTCGATGGAACGGCTGCGCGAGGCAATCTGCTCCGTCAGTGTTTTAGCAGGTTCGGCAAATTTGACAAACTCATCGGGTGAAACCCAGATACCTCTGGCCATCAGTATCCCTCCAGCATACGGGCAGACTGGCGGCGACGGCGCGAACTCGCCTTCACCGGCCCTTTGTTTATTTCACGGCTGGCAAAATATGCCAGCGCCAGTGCGATGGCGGCATCGCCATGACGTTTGCCGCCATCCGCCTTTGCTTTTGAGCGCTGTTCCGGCACACGGGGAACGCCGTTGACCACCTGAACCGCCCGCAGGTCGTCCAGTGTGTCTTCATCCTTCGGTAAATCCACCAGGTTGCCGTCTTCCAGCGCAGCCCTGACCGGCGGCATATGCTCGCGATACCAGTTTTCAGTAAGCATCACCTGTTTAACCCGGCTTGAGCCATAGCGCTGCATGGCATATTCTGCGAGGTAAGAGCCGTTACCACGGGCATCAAGTGCCGCCCCCATCAGGTTTGGCAAACCGTCCATCAGATACCAGGCGATTTGCTCCTGCTGCTTGAACGGCACGTTACGCAGTTCCAGCACGAACGGCACACGGCGAACCAGGTTCTTCTCCTGTAACAGGGGATAGTCCACCGACAGGTCACCGCTGCGGCCAAAGTCGCGTCCCAGGAAAGAGCGGGTGTCCGCAGGCAGCGCCTCCAGCAACGGCTTCAGATGCTCATCAAGCCAGTCCTGCGTTTCACTCCGGCGCACCTCGTCAGGGAGCAGCTCGTAACCCTCCCTGCAGGTCAGACGCAACACCGGCGTGTCAGCCGACATACGGGACTCAATCAGAGCGCGGGACAGCCAGGCCCCGCCACCGTTGGCCGGAATACAGTCAAGTTCCTCGGATGCACCGGCACCGTAGAATTTGTACACCGATGCCATCCACGCCTGTTCGGACGCTTCCGACCATTCTTTCCCGGTGCGCAGGCAGACGCGGCGGAACAATCCCTCCGACACCGCCTCCTGAAAAGTGATGCGATGTATGCTGCCACCCTGACGTCCGGCCCGTATATCACCGATAAGCGTATTGAACGGGTTGTCGTCACCGTCATGAGTGGAGATAACCCGCACTTTGCCGCCCCAGATGAGCATCGCCAGCGCCGCCTTCAGCAGTTCGTCCAGTTGCTCATGGAACGCTGCCTCATCAATAACGATGATGCCCTGACGGCCACGCAGGTTTGACGGGCGGCTGGAAAGCGCGACGACACGAAAGCCGGAGTCCGGAAATCTGATGGTATAGGTTTTGATGTGCTTGTCGTCTTCGTCCTCTTCCCAGAAACCTTCTTCGATTTCCCCGGCGGCGTAGTTGAATGCCCGCGCCCACATCGCACAGGCCTGGATATATTCGACCGTCATGTCCTGGTTATAGGCGATGTAATAGACGTTCATTCCTCCCGCAGCGGCTGAAGATGCAGCGGTCAGCACATTGTCAGATGCCTCAGCCCAGGTAATACCGGTACGGCGGCTCTTTTCAATCACCTTGAGCGGAGACGTGTCAGCCACCCAGCGCTGCTGGTATGACATCAGAACAACCGGAATATCCAGTGCCGAGGTATCAGGCAAAACGGGTGTATGCTGACTCATGTCGCAATCCCCAGAATTTCACGGCGCAGCGCCTGTACCGCATCGGCTGAGAGACCACCCTTACGGGCAATTTTCTCGGCATTGCTGGCTGCCTGCTGCGCTCTGGCACGGACTTCGGTCTGGAACTTTTTGAGGTTAACGGAAGCACGGGACAACGTGGCCACGTTTTTCGCCACCTTCGACAGCAGCGCCACGCGCTCTTTCGGGTCGACTTCACCTTCCTCCGCTTCCTGCAGCTGGACGATGCTCTCGAACAGCTCGGTCTGAATCAGGGCGATCACCGCCTCCGAACGTGCATCCTGATCGTCTGCCGCGCCTTCGGTCAGCATGCGGGCCGCTTCGGTGGCCGCACGGATAGCGCCGTAGCGGCGCTCAATCTTCTGGCCATAGCGGTGGATAGCCGATTTGCTGATAACGTAACCCTGCTCACGCAGCAGAGACTCCAGTTCGGTGTACCCGCTGAAGCCGGATTCGGTCAGCGCCCGTTCGAGCCAGCGGCGCACATCTTCCGGCAGTTTCTCTATCGAGCTGCGTCTGGCCATCATTCACTCCAGTACTTTTCCGGACGGGCAATGCCCGGGCCACATTCCACGGTGTATTCCACCAAGTCGACGCCAAGGCGTGTCAGGTCGGCAAACCAGTCGCCGGACGGCTTTTTCTCCAGATCAACCATTCTGCGGTCTGACAGATAATCCAGCTCCCGGCGCAACTCCAGCGGCGTGGTGTCAGGATAAATGGCGCGGGCCACATCCAGCAGCAGCGTCTCACTGGCGGTGTACGGGCGGGTTTTGTTAAGGGCCACCAGCAGACTCCAGCGCAGGGATTCCCGGCGCACACGGGTAATATCAACCATTTTTACCTCCGGTAATACGGTACTGCTGTACCACTTCCAGTTTGTTGTAGAGTGCGTCCAGCTTTGCCTCAATGACCGTCTGGCCCCGGATGTAATCCTCACGGCGGACGTAGTTCAGCGGTAAATCGGCCTTGAACCGCATAAATTCTTTTTCCAGTTCACCCCAGTTGGAAGCGGACTGCTGCAGCGACTGCTCAAGTGACGCAAACCTGGCAGCCTGCCGCTCCTCTGCTTTACTGAAAAGCCACTTGGCCATCCCTCCGGCAAAGCTCATAAAGGTGATAAAGAAACCCACCACCGTCCAGAATTCAACCTGCAGCGTCATTTCTGTAATCCTTCCCGTTCATCCAGCAACCCGTTTATCTGGCTTCGCCAGGTACGGCACTGCTGTGCGTTGTCAATGATGTTGGCGAGGACATCCCGCTGTGAGACGCCTGAGTCGCGTAGCCGGGTATCAGTGGTTTCAGGTTGCCGGGACGTTGTGCCAGCGCCGGTGCCAGCGGTGGCAGCTGTGTCCGGAATGCCTGTACTGCCGGATGTGTCGTCATATCCGAGTGCGGCGTTGTACTGCTGCACGAAACCGCGAGTAAACACGCACTCAATGGAATGGCTCGTGCCTTTTTCATCAACCCAGCGCTGTGTGACATCTTTTACCTGCCTTTGTAGTTGTCTGTTCCGGCTTTCCAGCTGAGCAATCTGCTCAAGGTAACCGGCCTCTGCCTGATGCCCGGCGGCAACCTGCTCCTGATAACGCGCAGCCCAGGCTTTAAGTGCGGCGTTCTCCTGCTCTGCCTGTTCTCTTCTGTATCTGTCGAACTCAGACTGCAGTTTGCTGATTGCGATATCCCCGTCACGCTTTGCATTATCGCGGCCATTGCCGTATCCCATGTAATACAGCCCTGCGAGAAACCCGCTGATAATCATGGTCAGCAACAGTCCGCGCCACGGCAGTTTTTGTATCAGATTAATCCACACAGCTGCCGCCTCCCCAGGTGAGATAACGGGGGGCCAGTTCCAGCAGAATACGCTGCGGGTAGTGACGGTTCTCGCGCCAGTTAGCCGCACTGCGTCCGGCATTGACGGTGGCGACATGACCAAACCAGCGGGAGCTGTCCAGTCCCTGCTGCAGAGCCAGACGTTTGTCACGCTGCACCCAGCCCAGACCACCGTTATAACCTGACAGCGTCATTGCCATACGCTCACAGTTACCGGCTGCACTGACACGCTGCCACAGCCAGTGGTCATAACTGACCAGCGCCCGGATAGCCCAGGACGGATTAAACGGCTCGCGCTGATGAAGTCCGGGAACTGAGCGGCTTATCCAGTCGGCAGTGGCGGGCATGAACTGAGCCATGCCCTGAGCACCAGCCGGAGATACAGCACCGGGCCGCCAGCCGCTTTCCTGATGTAATTGTGCGGCAAAATCAGCCACCGGCGCAGATAACCCCCATTCCAGACGGGCATTACGAATCAGCTCACTGCGGTACTTCAGTGCGGCCTGCGGGGGCTGTGCTGCTGCGGCCTGACTGAAAAAACCACCGCACCAGAGCAACCACGCAATAAGCAGATTGTCCATAAGCTTCCACCAGAAATTGTATTTATCGTTGCGTGGTTCACCATGTTTAATGGCGGTTGCGCCCAGACAAAAAGCAATCAGAAAGATGAATGTAATCTGAGGCCAGTTCATGGTCACAGCCCCGTTGCCACAGACAGGCAGACTGCCGCAACAATCAGCGCACGGCGGATCAGGGCAGCGGAAAACACCAGATGGCGGCCTGTCTGAACGGGATAGCGTCCTTCCGACATCAGCTTTTTATCGTGCATCAGGTACTGACCCGGACGGGCTTTGGGGAAAAGTGACCGGTCAAGCCAGTAACCCAGCACAGCAGCCAGTGTGATAAGTGACAGTTTGTAGACCACCACCGGCAGTTGCTGCGGTGATACAAGACCGATAATACCGAGCAGCAGCACGGCGGTCAGCAGCCATCCGATGAGGCGGGGTTTTTTAACGGGAGGGATGATTTTTTTCAGGTTTTTCATGAGGGTCTCCTTGTTATGTCGGAGACAGCATCACAAATACTGTGGGAAAGGGATTTTAAACAGCGTTAATAGTGAGACGGCAGACGGTAACGGCATGATGCCCTGAAAGAACGACCGGCCCGGTGCTCGAACACCGGACCGGCCGTCAACCCACAGACAAGACCTGTGAGCCGACCAGGGTTCAGTCAGTCTCGCGAGACCTGACCAGCCTGCCATATTTTCACTGACAGTAAAAGGCTTACATATAATGAAACAACAATTTTTACCCATCGTCCCCTGGATTGGCGGAAAACGTCGACTGGCCAAACATATTCTGCCGTTGTTTCCTGCTCATACCTGCTACGTGGAACCATTCTGCGGCGCAGCGGCACTTTACTTCCTCAAGAACCCCTGCAAGGTTGAGGTCATCAATGATATCAATGGCGAATTAGTCAACCTCTACCGGGTGGTAAAGCATCATCTGGAAGAGTTCGTCCGTCAGTTCAAATGGGCATTGGTCAGCCGCCAGATTTATAAGTGGCTGCAGGATACCCCGGAAGAAACACTCACTGACATTCAGCGGGCGGCAAGGTTCTACTATCTGCAGAAGCAGGCGTTTGGCGGTAAGGTGGCAGAACATACATTCGGAATATCCACCACCAGTGCACCGCGTTTTAACCTGTTGCGTATTGAAGAGGAACTGTCGATGGCGCACCTGCGCCTGTCCAGAACGCTGATAGAGCATCTGGACTGGCACCAGTGTATTGAGCGTTATGATCGCCAGCATACGCTGTTCTACTGCGACCCGCCGTACTGGGGAACGGAAGGTTATGGTGTGGACTTTCCGATAGGTAACTATATCCACATGGCGGAACTGGCCAGGAGTATCAAAGGGAAAATGATTATATCAGTGAACGATATCCCTGAAATGCGACAGATATTTAACGGTCTGAATATTCACAGTGTAGAGATTAATTACAGTCTTGCAGCGAAGGGAACATCACGAAGTGAACTTATTGTAAGTAATTTAGAGTAGACTCGAAAGGGAACTTGTCGTCTTACATAAAGATGCACCATAAGGTGCATCTTTATGATATTACTTTGATAATATTGAACAATCGTCTGCCTGTTTGTAATAAACATAACATAGACGTGGCAACAAGCCCGATAAGAATAGCGGCTATAAACTCTTGATGTTTGCTTTGCAGCATTAGCCCAATTAAGCATGTCAACACCAACACTAACAGAACCAAGCAAGTATCGAATGCATCACTCATCAGGCGCCTGTAATGTCCCGTTTTTTGCATATTTTTAAGTAACGGTTTATCAAGCAACGATGCGAGTAGCGCAATTGCTGTAATAATAAAACCCAGTAATGTTGCAAAAACACTGGATAATGTTGTCATAAAGTTTGGGATTGCGGCTACTGGCATGTGGGGCAACTTGAACCAGTAGAGAAAACCTATTCCACATCCAATCAACAATCTAAGCAATAGGGCCGAGTTCATCTTCTCCAATATATGCATTGATACTCTCCCGGTTTTCAGCATACGCAGTATCGATTAGGCGGTACATGGTTTCGGCTGGAGGGAAACGAGCGTCAGTAACCACCGATTGATAGGACGAAATACGCTCGGCGATCAAATCTATTGGATGGACAACACCATCAGAATCAAACACATCAATTACCGCCTTTTTCGCCCCGAACTCGACCAATTCTTGCATAGCAAATTTTATATTCTGTTTAAGCCTACCGTCACTATCGCCACGACGAGTATTAATCCCCATTATAATTTGCATTGTATCAGCCCCCGCATCACCAAGCAGTTGTAGTGTTTTTTGGCTGAAATCAGTATCAGGGTAAAGCTCAGGGTTACGGGGGCGAGGAATTGTTAACTGAATTTTTTTCATTTTGACATCTCCCCTCATTAGCCTAGTAATTGCATCTTTTTCCAGCAAAGGCGCAGGCTTAACCTTTGAACCAAAGATAGTTGAAAGAAATGCACTAAAACGGGTTATGCCACAAGCCACATGATTGTAGTGCCAACCTACTATATTGATTTGAGGATAAAATACAAAAAAATTGCGTTCAATGATTCCTTCATCCTTAGCAAGTGGAATCGGGGTAGACTGCTTTCCTGGTGCACCTTTATCTGGGATATTCGAGTTGCGAAATTTCCTCAGCTCACCACTAAAAGAACCATCCACGCGTTTTTTCAACCCCCAAATTTCTCTAGTAAAACCCTCATGATTTGAAGATGAAGGTGTCAGCTTATTAACTACAGACTGAAAAGCATCTCCGAGATTTGCTAACTGTTTTGTGGACTTAAACGATAACTGATAAAACTCAATACGATAATTTCTTACATCACCACTCATACGATTAATCCTTAATATGGCAAGTTCAAATGGTTAGCGCGAACAACAAATCTTGGTGTTTAAACCAGCATGCATAACGAAGAGGTTTGATAGCCTCGTCGATTATTCCCATTAGGAACAGATTAACCCACATTTTTTAGCCGCTCAATTGTTGCGGATAATTCTTTAAGTTGTTTTTCCATTTCAATTACACGCTGTTTTTCTTCAGCGCCTCGCATGAGATCTCGGCGAACCTCTGGGTCTAGCTGATTTAGGAGTTCAAGCATTTTAAGATCAGCTGGACTGAAGTTTTGCATTGCAGGTTCAATCGTCAATACCTCGCTCCTATCCTCGCCTTTACCTGTAAGTAACCAGTCAAGAGAAATACCCTTTTCCTCTGCAATGTTTATGCAAATTGAATAAGGCACAGAGTCTCGCTTTCTCCAGCTAGCTAAAGTCTGTCTATTAACATTCAGCATACGAGCCAGCTCACTGTCGTTATCAACATTAAACAGTGACATTAGTCGCAGAAGCACTGCATTAATGTCCTTTTTATTCATTTCAAATAAATCCCACTTGAGTTATTCATTTTAAATAAGTACACTTATTCATATTGAGTACATCATAACCTAACAGGAACACGGTGCATATGAACAAACAACAGGTTCGGGCACGACTGATTGAACGGGGCAGCAGCCTACGCCAGTTCGCGCTTAACGCTGGCTATGAGCCACGTACTGTTACCCAGGCAGTAAGCCGCTGGGCTGGCCGGAATGAGCTTCCCCGTGGGCGTCTGACGTATCGCATTCTGCGAGATCTGTCCGTCGTGATCGGTAAAGAAGTTACACCCGGCATCCTTCAGGAGGTGTCATGAGAAAAGTAAATATTTCCAGCTCAGGTTCCCGCATTTTGCGTGTTCTTAAAGCTCTTCGCGGTCACACACTTAATGGGATCTCAAATGGTGAGCTGGCATTAGCACTTGAAGATTCTCCGGCCAATATCAACCGTGCGTTAAATACACTGATCGAAGAAGGGCTAGCAATGAAGCTGGATAACGGTCGTTTTGCACCGGGCATCCAGCTTTTGCAGATCGCTGTTGCGTATAGCAACGAGATGAGCCGGGCACAGGATCGCATAAACGAAATTAACCAACGGGTATTAGCTGGTAGTCGATAAGGAATAAAAATGGGACGCGAAAAAATACAACCTGCTGAATTAGTAGAAAATTCACAGCTATCCGATGATATAAACGTCAATCTTAATGCCATGGCTGAGCATCGCCTTGAAATCATGCAGCAGTTTGGTGAAGGTCTGCCTTACGAACGTGATCGTATTGTCCATGAAACGAAGTTTTACATGGCACAATCGGCAGAAGCAATGCTGGAAGCAGGTAAACGACTGATTATTCTTAAAGAATGTGAACCTCATGGCGATTTCACTCAAATAATTACAGAACAACTTGGTCTTGCGGAAAGAACCGCCAGATTGGTCATGCAGGCAGCTGTTAAATATTGCTCACCAGAGTTGGAGTCAAAACGGCAAGCGCTTGCCGTTTTGGGAAAAACAAAGTTGTTTGAACTTATGACTGAAGATGATGGAGACCTAGTTGAATTAGCTGATGGCGGTACGATCGCCGGTATGAGCCTTGATGATATTGATCGCATGACAAGTCGTGAACTGAAGGCCGCACTGCGCGAAGCACGTGAGACCAACGCAGCACAACAGCGCGTTCTCGCCGATAAAAACGAGAAGATTGACACGCTCTCCACAAAGCTGGAGAAGAAATCCCGGATACAACCACCAAAACCCGACGAAGAAGTGAAGAAGTTGCGGGCAGAAGTGACCGCATTATCCACTGAGGCGGAATCTGCCATCACTGTCCGCCTGTTCAGCGCCTTCGAGATCCTGAGCGCCTATTGCGCAGAAAACCAGATTGATACGCCGAAAGACTTTATGGCGGGACTGGTCTGCGAACTGGAGAGCGCTGCCCGCAACCTGCGTTCTGCATTTGATCTGCCGGATGAGCCGACCGGCAACGTTGCCCCTTCCTGGCTGACAGACCCGATACCTGAGATTAACGGGCGGGAGGCATAAGCGATGAGTGCTGCCCTGACTGAACGACTGGTTTCTGTTGCCCGCGCGGCACGTGACGCGGGGCATGGTAAACGTGGTGCAATATACGACGCCGCCTGCACAGAACTAGGTATATCCCGTGCCACACTGCTGCGCAAGCTGAAGGAGGTATCAGTGACTGACAAACGCAAAAAACGCGCTGATGCAGGACGCAGCTCACTGAGCCGCGATGAAGCTGCGCTGATATCCGCCACACTGCGCGAAGCTACCCGTAAAAATGGCAAGCGCCTGTATTCCATCGCGGATGCGGTGGAAACTCTGAGGTCAAACGGCTTTATAACTGCAGGCAGAACGGACGAGGCCACAGGCGAGTTTTTCCCGCTGTCCGATGACACCATCAGCCGCGCACTGCGTAACTATGGCCTGCACCCGGAACAGCTTGATGCACCGGCCCCATCTTCCGAGGTGGCAAGTCTGCACCCTAATCACGTCTGGGAGATTGATGCGTCGCTTTGTACGCTTTACTACCTGAGTAACGGTCACAAGGGGCTGCAGGTGATGGACAGCGCGAAGTTCTACAAGAATAAGCCTGCCAACCTTGCACACATCGCCAGTGACCGGGTATGGAGCTATGAGATAACCGATCATACCAGCGGCTGGATTTATGTTGAGTACGTGATGGGTGCGGAATCCGGTGAAAACCTCTGTTCTGTGCTTATCAATGCGATGCAGGAACGCGGCGGTGCAGATGTGCTGCACGGCGTACCTAAAATACTCTACCTTGACCCCGGTTCGGCGAACACCGCCGGCATGACGAAAAACATGTGCCGCTCGCTGGGTATCGATCTGATAGCGCACAAGCCGCATAACGCCCGCGCTACCGGTCAGGTTGAAAAAGCCCGTGACATTATCGAACGCAAGCTGGAACCGGGTCTGAAGTTCCGTCCGGTTAACAGCCTGGAAGAGCTGAACTCACTGGCTGTGAAATGGCGCAGTCACTTTAATGCCACAGCAATCCACAGCCGTCACGGTAAAACCCGCACCGATATCTGGCTGAAAATCACGGCTGAACAGTTGCAGAAAGCGCCATCTACAGAGGTCTGCCGTGAACTGGCGGTGGCGGCACCGGAACTCCGCAAAGTCACACCAAAACTGCGTGTATCGTTCCGTGGCACAGAGTTTGATGTGTCGGCGGTACCGGGCGTTCTGGTCGGTGAAAAACTGATGATTACCCGTAACCCATGGCGCAGCGATGTGGCACAGGTGGTACTGACCGGCGGGGACGGTCACGAGACATTCTTTCTGGTCGAAGAGGTCAGAAAGAACGAGTTTGGCTTTGCCGAAAGCGCGGCGGTGTTTGGCAAAAGCTATAAACCCCTGCCGGAGACTACGGCACAGGCTGCTGCAAAAGAAATTGAAGAGCTGGTCACCGGTACGGATAACGCTGCTGATGCAGCGGCAGCCCGTAAGGCAAAAACGCTGCCGTTCGGCGGACGACTGGATCCATACAAACATATCGACGACACCACGCTTCCCGCCTATATGCCTAAACGCGGTCAGGTTTCAGATGTGCGCGGCCCGCGTATTGAGCTACGCCCGCTGACCCATGTGGAGGCTGCGAAAATTCTGCGTGAAAAGTTCAGCCTGAACGGCCATACCTGGACGCCGGAACATTATCGCCGGTTAACGGCGGATTACCCGGATGGTGTGCCGGAAGCCACACTGGATGAAGTGATGGTCGCCCTGACCACCCCGGCCCGCAACAGCGTTATCAGCATTGTTAACGGCAACTGAGGAGGAACACATGCTGGTATTGAAACAACAACTTAAAGAAGCCCGTATCCCGCAGGCGGTGGTGGCAAGAGCAGTTGCCGTCTCCGAGGCAACGCTTGCCCAGATTGTGAACCATAATGAGTGGCCCCGCACCAGTCCGGAAGATGTGCGCCAGCGTCTGGCGTCTTATCTGGAAAGTAAGGGGATTGATACAAAAAAGAGTTTTGATGCCGCACAGGGCGCTGCTGCGCCCGGCACAGCGGGTACAACCAACCTCCGTGAGGAAGAGAACATGTTACTTAAAAAACAGGTGTTATTTCCGGGAACCAAAAAAGCCTTTGGCCTTTTCCGTGACCCGTTCGCCGATGAAGCCATGCAGGGAGCGGACGATGTGTTTACCACACCGGATATCCGTTACGTGCGGGAGGCGCTGTACCAGACTGCCCGCCACGGTGGCTTTATGGCAGTTATCGGTGAGTCCGGTGCGGGTAAATCCACGCTGCGCCGCGATCTGACTGAACGCGTCAACCGCGAGAACGCACCGGTGATTATTATCGAGCCATACATCATCGCCATGGAAGACAACGACGTGAAGGGCAAAACCCTGAAGGCGGCAGCTATCGCCGAAGCCATCATCAGCACTATCGCGCCGCTGGAAAACATCAAACGCAGCCAGGATGCCCGTTTCCGCCAGTTACACCGAGTCCTGAAGGACAGCAGCCAGGCTGGCTTCAGCCACGTTCTGGTGATTGAAGAGGCCCACAGTCTGCCTATCCCGACACTGAAGCACCTCAAACGTTTTTTTGAGCTGGAGTCCGGCTTCAAAAAACTGCTGTCCATCGTACTGATTGGCCAGCCTGAACTGGCCACCAAACTGTCCGAACGCAATATGGAAGTCCGTGAAGTCGTGCAGCGCTGCGAAGTGGTTGAACTGCTGCCGCTGGACAACAGCCTTGAAGAGTTTCTGGCGTTCAAACTGCAACGTGCCGGTAAGCAGCTGGCTGACGTCATGGACGCAGGCGCAGTTGAGGCCATCCGTGCCCGCCTGAGCAATCCGGGCAGCAACCGTAAAAGCATGGTCAGCCTGCTGTATCCGCTGGCTGTCAGTAACCTGGTGATAGCTGCCATGAATCTGGCCGCTGAAATCGGGGTTCCGCAGGTCAACGCCGACGTTGTTAAAGGAGTTTAACCATGAAATCGATCAGCGATATCAACCGGCAGATGAGTAATGTCTGTTCCGCCATTGCGGTACTCAACACCATGAACATGACTGTACAGAGCGTCATGATTGCAGGCAGTAAACCGGTTATCCGTATCTCCCGCAACGGCCACTGTGCCCGTCTGCTGGAACAGGGAAAAGCGGGGTATACCCATACAGGCCATAACGGCTCAGGACGCTTTCGTCAGGGCTTCTTTGAACTGCATGGCTGCCGTATTACCTGGTCAGAATCATTACATTAACCATAAGGTGAACAACGATGAACGAAGTAAATAAAGAAGACTACATGAAAGACCGCAAGGGGCGGCTGGTGCCGGTTGACCAGGTATCTGACTATGACCTTGCGATGGATTCTTTCGTTAAAGAACAGGTTGCCGCCGCGAAGGTCAAACGCGATGAACTCAGTGATTTCAAACGCCGGGCTTTTGACGAATGCTATGCCTGGCTTGACCTTGTGGCCGAGAAGTACGGCAGAACACGTGGCGGAGCCAAAGGCAACGTGACCTTCAGCAGCTTCGACGGCAGTCAGCAGATAACCATCCGTGTGCAGGAAACCCTGACTTTCGGGCCGGAACTGCAGATTGCCAAAGACCTGATTGACGAGTGCGTCACCGAGTGGTCTGAAGGTGCGAACGCCAATCTGAGAGCCATCATCAGCGATGCTTTCCAGGTGGACAAGGAAGGCCAGCTTAACACCGGTCGTATTCTTTCCCTGCGGCGGGTCAAAATTCAGGACGACCGCTGGAACCGGGCAATGGAAGCCATATCAGAATCACTGCAGGTGGCGATGTCCAAAACCTATATTAATTTTCGCGAAAAAGATAAACACGGAAAGCTGATTAATATCCCGTTAGATATCGCTGCTGTTTAATTTTTAATTCCGTTTCTTTTTATTTCGGCGTCAGCGCCGCGGGTTTCTGCACGCCGAAAACTGTCAGGAGACCATCTGTTATGTCTGTCAAATGCAACCATTGTAAGCAAAACATCACCACACTAAAGCCGTGTGAGGCCAATATTATCATCACCGGAAAATACCATGTACCGGCGGTTCTCATCACGCTGGTTTGCCCTCATTGCAGTCAGCATTATTACGCGGAAGTCCCGGTTATGGAATTTATACCTTGCGAGGAAAAATAATGATCACGCCTAAAGAAGCAGAAAAAAGAACCCGTGAAATTGTCGCGGAATATATTAGTGAATGTGGCTGTGAAAATCCTGACCATATCCGGCAGGTATTAATCAAATTAATCAGCATGGCGGCTCACGCCATTGTGGCAACCAACGGACTGGAACAAGCCACGAATGTTCTTCATTCAACCAGCGATTACCTGCAAAAGCTGCCGCCGCTGTACAGAACGGAAATGACTGAGGACGGTCAGATAAAAATCATGGGTGTACCCCGCCATTAATGTGGAGAGAATAAGATGAAAGGCATGAAATTATATAACCGCTCGACTCTCTACAGCATGGCTCTGAAAACTTTTGGCCCGGAAGCTCAGGCTATGAAGCTGATTGAGGAGGCTGCAGAACTGGCCGCTGCCGCAGCCCGTAATATGAACGGATTGGGCAATGAGGTTGATTTGGCCGGGGAACTGGCTGACGTTGAAATAATGACTGAACAATTCCGTCTTAACGGACTGGGTAAACTGATTGACTTCAAAAAACAGGAAAAGCTGGAACGTCTGGCCAAACGTATCGGATGTTCATACCGTACAGCAGATGATATTCATCCTACCGGCAGTTATGACGGGCTGGCAGCATTAATTAAAAAACTACCCCGCCGTGAACTGCTTGAAGACTGGTGTGGTGCAGTTCCAAACAGTGCATTTATCGGGGCGACAGATCAGGAGATTGCGGTAATGTCCGAATTTATCCTCGCCATACTTGATCTGCAGAATACCGGAATATTCGGGGGACCTTATGCAGGAAAATAATGAAAAGATACTGGATAAATTAAAAAAACTCCTGGCACTTTCCAAATCAGATAATCCCCATGAAGCAGCGGTTGCGTTACAGCGGGCCCAGAAACTGATGAGTGCATATGGTATTACGCAACATGATATTGCGCTCAGTGATATAGATGAAAGCATCAGTAGCTACTGGGCGGCTGGCAGTGTTAATCCGCCGCGTTATATGCTGGGTCTGCTGGATATTATCCAGGCGGCATTTGGCGTTAAGTCTATTATCCATTCCGGCTTTAAACCCGGCGTTGGTTTTTACGGTAATAAAGACCGGGTTGAACTTGCCTCATATACATGGGAAGTCCTGGCAAGACAATTAATTGCAGCCCGTAAAAACTATATCCGTCAGCAGAATAAGCGGATCATGAATAAGACCAAGACCAGCCGTGGTGACAAATTTGCCGAAGGTTGGGTACTGGCTGTACGCAGCGAGGTTCAGTTATTCGCAATGACCCGCGAAGAAAGAGAACTGACAAGCCTCTGGCTTGAACAAAAATACCCTGACTCAGGAACAACTTCCGGACGTCAGGCCGGAAAATCCCGTGATGGGGATGTCTCCCGCATTATCGGTTACAAAGAGGGGAAAAACGTCCTGTTGCATCAGCCTGTCAATGGCCAGGAACAGCAGAAGCTGGGGAGTGGCTTATGATGGCTGAATCTGTTGTATTTTACCTGTTCTGGTATGGTCTCGCGGGATGGTGCACTGCTGAGTTGCACCGCCATTCAGGGTTTTACTCACGTTGCAGCAGCTATGGACGCTGGTTCTGTTGGGCCGTTACATTCATGTGCTGGCCTGCTGCTCTTCCTTTATATGTCGATTATATTGGCGACGCAGGAAAAAGGAACGGAGATGATGAATAAACAGCGCCTTATTCAACTCATTCACATAGCCCGCAGTGACCTCCGGATGGATGAGGATACCTACCGGCAGATGCTGCAGGGCCTGACCGGTAAGGCCTCAACCAAAGGAATGGATGCCATACAGCTAAACCGCGTTCTGGAATCCATGAAAAAGAAAGGCTTTCGTATTAAGCCTGCCGGGAAAGGTAAATCCGGTTTACCGCTGGATAACCATCCACAGTCAAAGAAAATCCGGGCGCTGTGGCTTGAGATGTCTGCGGCTGGCATCGTGCGCGACAGTTCAGAGCAGGCGCTGGCGCTGTGGGTCAAACGGGAAACGGGTATCAGCGCGTTACGTTGGCTCAGCAGTGAGCAGGCTGGCAGCGTGATTGAGAAGCTGAAAAAGTGGCAGCGCAGAGCTGCGGGGAGAAAGCAATGAACGACCTGAATCAGTTTCGCAGTAAAGGGCCGGAACTGTTGGTGGAGCTGGCACAACATACCTCTGAGACCATCCGGGAAATTATTGATATTGAACCGGGGATTGCCGACCAGATTGGTCAGGCCGTCGCAAACCGCATGATGCAGGTCTGGGGCGGGCAAAACGTCTATTTTCCGATGGGTATGGTATGGCGGGTCAGCCAGCGTGACAGAGAAATATTTAACGAATTCGACGGGCGTAACCATCACGAGCTGGCCCGTAAATTTGGTGTTTCGCTACAGTGGATTTACAGTGTGGTGAAGCGGGTCAGAAAAGAAGAATTGGATCGGATGCAGGGCAAACTGTTTGATGGTGAATCCGATGCAGACACGGGGAAAAAGGAGTAGAATCCACAATCAGACTGGTTCGATTTCTGTTTTTTTTCGGGCCGGTCTGATTTTCACATACTGTAAGGTTATTGCATATTCCATCCAGTCTTTTCCCACATTGACCCGGTTCTTCCCATAATTATCTCACTTATCCCCTGTCATTTATCTCAAGTCTAATCAGTCACCCATGAAATGGGCTTTGCCCGTAAAGTGGCGGACCGCGTGATTTTTATGGATGAAGGCAAAATCGTCGAAGACAGCAGAAAAGACGATTTCTTTGCCAACCCGAAATCCGAGCGCGCCAAAGATTTTCTTGCCAAGATTCTGCACTGA